TAACGAAGAAGATGAAGATGAAGAAGTTGAAGAAGAGGATACAAAAAAGATGAAACATAATGCATTTAGCGATAGCTACAACGAAGACGATAACACTAATACCCTGACCCACGCCGAAATGGAAGCTATCGCTTCCGATGCACAGCGTCTTGGTTCTATGAAGGAAGCTTTCATTCAGCATGGCATCAATCAGATCGACATGCTTTTCCCCGAGGCTAAAAACGTAGGACCCAATGAACCCATCTTTGTCCAGCGTGACATGACATGGGTGAATTCCGTTATGAGCGGCGTAAAACATTCCGGATTCGCTCGTATTAAGTCAATGTTCGCCAACATCACCGGCGATGAAGCCCGTGCCCGGGGGTATATTAAAGGCGACCGCAAGGAAGAGGAAGTCTTCTCTCTGCTTAAGCGTGTGACTACCCCGCAGACTGTTTACAAACTTCAGGAATTCGATCGCGATGACATTATTGACATTACCGACCTGGACGTGATTGCCTGGGTTAAGAAAGAAATGCGCATGATGCTGGACGAAGAACTGGCTCGTGCTTTCCTCGTCGGCGACGGCCGTTCCACCCTGTCAAAAGACAAGATCAAGGAAGATAACATTCGTTCGATTTACAACGACGATGAATTCTTCTCCGTGAAATATCCGATCGTTATTTCCGCGAGTGCCACCCGTGCGGCAAGAGCCGAAGCGTTCATTGACGAAACTGTTCGTTCCCGCAAGCAGTATAAGGGTTCGGGTAATCCGACCATGTATATGACCGAAGATCTTCTGACCGACTGTCTGCTGCTGAAGGATACCAACAAGCATCGCCTTTATAAGACCGTCGATGAACTTGCCACCGCGCTGCGCGTCAGCAAGATCGTCACCGTTCCGGTTATGGAAGGTCTGACCCGTAACGCCAACGGCCGCACCATGGAATTGGCTGCTATCTACGTTAACCTGAACGACTACAATGTCGGCGCGGACAAAGGCGGTTCCGTTAATCTCTTCGATGATTTCGATATTCACTTCAATAAATATGAATACCTGATCGAAACTCGCTGCTCCGGCGCTTTGGTGAAACCGTTCTCCGCCGTCGTTCTCGAATTTGGTGAAGGTGCTCCGCTGAAGCTTGGTGCTGCTCCGGCTTCCCGCGATGCGACCATTCTCGGTAAATCCGTTAAGGATCTTCAGACCCACGTAACCGTCTTCGAAAATCAGATCGCGGGTCAGCTGAACTACGTTACCGGGTACACTCAGTATTCCGAAGACACGGATGAACAGTCTGGTAACTTCCTGGCGCTGAACTTTGTTGTTCCGTCCGGTGCAACTGCGACCGGTCAGCTCACCGGTGAAGATGCGAAGGCCATCACCGGTTCCGACGTGTTCCGCGTGACCTCCAACACTCAGAAACTGACTGTGACCGTCACTCGCTCCGGTGAATCTCTGGTCAAGGTCTTCGATCTGAGTGGTCTTACCCTCAAAAGCGCGTAAACCTTCAAAATGGCGAAGTTTCATGGGTTTATAGGCTTTGCTGGAGAACAAACTGAAACTTCACCTGGCATTTGGACGGAGGAGATCACCGAGCATGAATATTCAGGAGATCTCCTTCGGTTCAATCGCCGAATACAAGGCTCCGGCAAAGTTAACGACGACATGACAATTTCGAATCAAATCAGTATCATTGCGGATGCTTATTTGAATGAGAATTTGTTTGCTGTTCGTTATGTGACTTTTATGGGCGGTAAATGGAAAATAGAGAGTGTAGAAGTTGAGTATCCGAGGATGATTTTTACGCTTGGAGGAATTTACAATGGCTCCGAGAACCGAACTGCATGAAAAACTCGTAGATATTCTCGGGTCAAGAAATGTTTATTATGACCCTCCGTCAAATATTAAGATGAAGTTCCCGGCGATCGAGTATCACCTCAGTAAAATCGATTCTGTGCGGGCCGACGATAAAGCATATCTTTTTCGTGTTTCTTACGATATGACGTTTATCGAAAAACTTCCGAATGACGACATTATAAAGAAACTTCTTGAACTCCCTTATTGTTCTTTTGACCGTTCGTTCGTATCCGACAATCTCCATCATTACACATTCACTATTTATTATTAAGGAAATTAAATATTATGCCTGAAAACTACGTTATTAAATGGGATGAAACCGGCAGCCGTCTGTATGAAACCGGTGTTGATCATGGCGTGCTTTACCCGATCAGTGACGCTGGCCTTTATGATAAAGGCTATGCCTGGAATGGTATTTCCGCAGTTACTGAATCTCCTTCCGGTGCTGAAGCTACGGCTATTTGGGCCGATAACATGAAATATTTGAACATGTACTCAGCGGAAGAATTCGGTGCCACGCTCGAAGCTTATACTTATCCGGATGAATTCATGGCGTGTGATGGTTCTGCTGAAATTGCTCCCGGTGTTTATGCCGGTCAGCAGCAGCGTAAGACCTTTGGTCTTTCATATCGCACCAAGATCGGTAACGATGTGAAAGGCGACGGCTATGGCTATAAGCTTCATTTGATTTATGGTTGTAAAGCGTCACCTTCTGAACGCGCTTATAACACCACGAATGACTCTCCGGAAGCTCAGGCGCTGAGTTGGGAAATTACCACAACACCGATCAATGTTTCCGGCATGCAGGCTACTTCTCAGATCACCATTGATTCAACCAAAGTTAATGCGACGAAACTTGCCGCGCTTGAACAGATTCTTTACGGCACCCCCGCTGGCGAAGGCACTGAAGCGGTTGATCCGCGCCTTCCGCTTCCGGATGAAGTTGCTCAGCTTCTGTCTGAATAATTTATTTTTAATTGGAGAGGGAGTTCGTAACAGAGCTCCCTCGATTTTATATTTGAAGGAGTCAAAATGTATAAAGAAGAAATCACCTATGTTGATTACGACAATGTCGAACGCACTGAAACCTTTTATTTTAATTTTACAAAAAGCGAACTGACGGAATTTGAAACTTCTATCCCCGGCGGCATGGCAAACAGATTGGCTACCATTAACGCTGCGAAAGACATGCCGGAGATGATGAAGTTTTTCAAGCAAATCATCATGAAATCCTATGGCGAAAAATCTCCGGATGGACGCCGTTTGATGAAAGGCGAGAACGATGAACTTGCGAAGGCGTTTGCGGAAACCCCGGCCTATGATATTTTATTCCAGAAAATTTTCATGAGTGATGGATATATGGTCGAGTTTTTGACAAACATCATGCCCCCCGATATCGCTGAACAAATGCGTCCGGCTCTGAATGAATATATGAAAAATAAGACGCTTCCGGCTGGCGCATAATGTTACAGCTTCTCATTTCAGGACAGGAATTATGGAACGATAAGACAGAAACGTTTTTGCCGGAAACAAAAGACAAAATTTTGACCCTGGAGCATTCACTCGTTTCCTTGGCGAAATGGGAATCGAAATTTAATAAATCCTTTCTCTCATCAAAGAATAAAACGAGATACGAAACGATTGAGTACATTCGCTGTATGACGCTGACACAGAATGTTACCCCGGAAACTTATTACAGGATTTCAGGAAAAAACATCAGGGAAGTGAATAATTATATTTCACTTCCGATGTCGGCGGCAATATTTAACGAACGGAAGCAAGAAGCTCGGAAAAGTAATAAACTGATCACGGCTGAAACCATTTATTGGTGGATGATCGTGAATGATATTCCTTTTGATCCGTGTCAGAAGTGGCATTTGAATCGTCTTTTGGCTTTGATACGTTTTTGTAATATTGAAAATAATCCGAATAAAAAGAAAATGTCCAACAATGAGATATACAGATCAAATGCTGCCATTAATGCTGCAAGAAGGAACGCCTTACATTCAAAAGGTTAATAATGGATTCACAAACGTCCTTGAACATCATTTTATCGATAATTACAGTTTATTTGGCAGTTAGAAATTTTATTCTTTCATCGAAAAAAGACGCGCAGAGAGAGTCTCAGGAAATGACGGAAATACGCGTTCAGCTTTCTCAGGTTATGAGTTTGTTACACGACCTGCAAAGAGATGTAAGAACTTCTACTGCTGATTTCAGGGCTCTTTCCGACCGCGTTTTGCTTATCGAAGAAAGACTTTCCGCGACAATGGAAAATTTTACAAAACTAAAAGAGGAGATGCAACATGGAAAATAATGGAAAAACTATCGTTCCGCAGGCACGCTGGCGTTCCTGGGCGGTGTGGGTTTCAATTCTTGGAGCCGTCTGGACAATCCTGAACGCTCTTGGTATTACTCAAAAAATTGGAATCGAAGAAACAACGTTCAAATCAATCGTTGATGCCATCGGGGTGATTTTGATCGGTTTCGGTATTCTGAATAACCCTACTGATAAAGCGAATTTCTGACCTATGATATTTTATCGGCAGCCTTTTAAAATGGATTGGCCGATCACACAGAATTACGGAGAATCGATCACTTCGAAATTTCATACGGGAATCGATTATGGCTGTCCTTTGAACACACCGATATTAGCCTCAGCCGCTGGTAAAGTTGTGTTCGCGGGGTGGGATTCCACGGGGTATGGAAATGTGGTGATCGTTCTCCATTCTTCTGATTGTGCCACGCTTTATGCACATTTGAACTCGATTCACGTCAAAGTCGGCGAATTTGTGAGACAAGGAAGTTTGCTCGGACATTCCGGTTCGACTGGTAATTCTACGGGACCCCATCTTCATTTTGAGGCACGGAGGCAATGGAATGATTATAAAAGTCATTTTGATCCGATGAAATTACCATTGATGACAGTTGATGATACAGCAGGTAAACAGGAATTCGAGCTTCTCGAGCCTGAAAAATTAAACGCCGATGTTGTTATAACAGCTCCTGCCGGAGCTTTTGCTTACAATAAAAACTTTACTGAAAAAATCGCTTTGTCCTGTGGAACAGAACTCAAGTTCGACGGGAAAGTGGTTGAGAAAAATGGCTATAAATACTGTGAGTGTATGCTGCCAGTCTATATAGCCGTTCACGATAACGAAACACAAATTCTTTCTAACTTTTAAATATGATCACATTTCGACAACATGGCGACTTCTCAAAAACTTTAATTTTTTTTGAGCGCCTGAAAAACCTCTTTAACGCAGGCATCCTCGACAAATACGGTAAAGAGGGTGTCGAAGCTTTATCAAAAGCAACGCCGGTTGACAGTGGAAAAACCGCTGCCAGCT